TCAGAGTTTGTGGAGAAAGTGAAAGAGCACGCCGACAGCGATGGCGCCCAGCACGACCGCGATGCGGTCAAACCACTTGTTCTGTGTGAAGTCGGGAAGGATCACCGCAGGGAGAATGAGCGCCAGGAGGAACACGCAAAGCGACACGGCGATGATTTTCGGGATCGCGAGAAACACTGCGGCGAAGATCGCCCCAATCACAAAGTGCAGCAAGTGGTATTTGGCCAGGGACTGCTCTACTGAGTTGATGTTCAAGAGACCTCCAGTGAAGTTCCCGCCGGCGGCGGGGGATTGTTGAGAGCGGTAACGAGCTTCGTGACGGCGTCGATGAAACGCGGCCATCCGGTGAGACCACCGTTCACTCTGCGTCGCACCATCTCCCAATTCTGCTGATCCGCGTAATACGCGATGTGGCGCTCGTTGAAGTAGAGCGCGAGGATGTCCGCCGCGACTGAGGGGTCGAGCGCCAGGTCGGGATTTGCCGTGAGGTCCTGGCCGATTTCCGAACCGAAGTGCTCGTAGTTCCCCCGGCCGGTGATCTGAATGAATCCGCGGCCCCGGAACTTCGCGCCGTCGCCCGGATCCGTGTTCCCGAGGTCCTTCCTGTTCTCGTACAGGTTGGTGAGGTAGGTCGGACCGCCGCGCTCCTTGATCGGGCAGAACGTCCCAGTCTCGACCGCGATGGTCGAGATCGCGGCGACGGCGGATAGCGGAGAATAATCGCCGCGGCGGTCGAGCGCCGCCTCCACGAGGGGCCAGTTCGCGCGGACGTTTTGGACCGGACCATAAGGTCCGAGGATCGCGGCGATGAGTTCGGGTGACAGTGGGAAGTTCATGGGTGTTTACCTCCTAGCTTCGAAAGCGCATAGCCGATCAGGGCAGCGATAAGGAGCTTGCAGAGGTCGAAGATCCAACGGAGTATGGCGTCCTTCGGCTCCTCCTGCTGTCGCCGAATCTCCGCGATTTCGTCGCCCTGCCTTTTCACGTCTTCAGAGAGCCTTCGCACCTGCTCCTGTAGTTGGCCCATTGCTCTTGCGTCCTCCGTCTTCGTGCGGAGAATCTCATCCAGCTTCGTATTTAGCTCTGTTCGAAGTTCGGCGCTTCCCTTCGCGTAACCGGACAATTCGCGGCGGAGAGATTCGAAACAGGTCTCGGACTCCGCGCGCGTCATGAAACTGTCGAGGTTCAATTCGGTCATGCCGCTACCGCCCTCCCATTTAAGGTTCCTGCAGATACGCTGCGTAGACTTTCATTTGCACACCGCCAGTGCTTCCCGGAATCTGACAGATCGCCGAGATTTTCGCCGCGAGCGTCGGCGCCGACACGCCCGCTGCGACTGCCAGCGAAACAGTGTTCCTCGCCACGATTCCCGCGCCTGGTATCGCTGAAGCGAGCACGGTCTCCGTCCCTCCGATGAACACGCTCACCTTCCACGCGGGGAGGGTTTGCGACGGGGCCACGAGGTCGTTCTGCGTGACTTCGAAATCGACTTTGAGATGACCCGGACCGCCGGTCGTGCCGTTCATCAGATCGGCTTTCACGGCGACTATGTCCCCCGGCGAACCGGAGGAGGTGAGCGTCGCGAAAGTCGTGTCGTCGCCGTCGATGACGTTCGAAGGGTTCAGGCAGGTCCCGGTGAAAATATCCAGAGTCCAGGAGGCGACGCTGCTGTTCGCCCAAAAGCCCACCGGCCAGCCGGCAGTCGAACCCTGCACCGCAATCGCCTTAACGGTCGTCGGGACGTTCACAGCGAACGGCGCAGTGTAAAGAGTGGAGCTCGAGGTCGGCGTCGTACCGTCCGTCGTGTAGTGAATCTCCAGACCCTGCGCCTGCGAGAGCGTGACGGTCTGGTGCGCGTTGTATTCGCCCGTCCCGTGATCGCTGGTCGGCGGCGACGCGACCGCCGGAGTCGACGCAATGCTCACCAGGATGGCGTTCACGATGGAAGAGGGATAGCTCCACGCGGGGTTTTCACTGATTGCCGCCCCATATGGGTTGTAGGCCGCATCGAACGTCGCCTGCGAGCCGAGAATGCCGCCGCCGATGCTCCCAATCGGCGTGGCGTTGGTCTGGTATTCTCGCGCGGTCATGCCGGACACGGTAGGGTTGATATTCCCGGTGCGAGTCGCGAACACGAGAAAAATGTATGCGTCGTCGTTGAAGGATGGATTCGGGAAGCTCTGGATAAGTGTCCCGAGCGGAAAGGAAAACTGCGAATCCCATCCGATACCAGAGTTGGCGCCGTCGGTGTCGTACTGGAAGATCTGGCCAGCGTCTGGTGCCACTTCGTGGATCGAAATGAACATGAGGCCCGGAGACGTCGCTGTCGCGACAACCGCGCCATTCGGTCCCACCTTCGAATATGGAATGAAAAACACCTTCGTGAGGATGTCGCCGCCGAGTGGCATGGCCGATGAGCGCTTCGGACTCCATGCGCCGTGAGCCGTATCCGAGACGGTGATTGCCGGATACGCGGCGGCATTGTTGTTCGGGTCGATCCACGTCACCGCGGCCAGCAATCCGTGCCCCGCGGCGATGTTCGAAGCGAATGTCGCGGAGACCGATGCGCCGGAGCGCGACACATTGCTCTTCGACTGAACGAATGTACAACTCACAGGAAGAGACCTCCGACATTGACCCGCGAATATTCGTAGCGCCCCGGCGACGGTAGAGTCGTAGCGGTGCCAAACATGAGCGTCGACACAACCTGCGGGAAGTAGCTGGCGAGCCCTCCCGCCACGGATGAAATCTCGATCGTGGTGAGCTTCGTATAGTCGGGATCGTCGATGCCACGCTGCGCGGCCGTGTAGGTGAATGTCTCAGACGTGCCGACGTTGATCGGAGCGCCAACGGCGACCCCGGCGATTTTTATCTGGACCTGAAAAGACTGGCCGGTTTCCCCGGCGATCTCCCCGGCGTCCTGCTGAACAGTGAGAGCTTGCGTGAGCCGGTTCCGCGAATTCCATGTGACTGTGAGATCGCCAGCGGTCGTCGCCGGCCGGACTCCGTAGGCGCGCCCATTCACGCGGACATTCCCCGGTGGATACGGCCGCGCGTATCGCGAGCGCGTGGTGAGCGTCACGTCCGACGCCGCGGCGATCGCCAATTGGTCGATGGCTGAGTTTGGAGTGAAGCGCGCTGTCACGGTGAGATCGGACGCATACGGCGTCGGCTGCGTTACGTTCGCTCCGAGCGAAAAGAAGAACACCTTCGCGCCGGCCGCATGAGCTGCAGGGACCGTGTCGAGTAGACCGCGCGCGATGCCGGCGATGGTGTAGGTGCCGTCCGCATTCAGCGTCGGCGTGGTCCACGCCATGATTTCGTTGTCGATCATGCAGAGAGTGACGCCATCCGCGAAATCGGTGGGGGACGCGGCCGTGAGCTGGTCGAGGTCGACGCCGCCGGCTGAAGCGAGAACGAACCCAGTGGGATCGAACGCGGTAAGACCGGATGGATACGCGGCATTGAGAACGCCGACGGGACAGAAACCCGACGTAATCCCGGAGTCGGCGAAGCCGCTGCCAGGATTGAGCCAAATCTCAAAGGATTGCTCGTTCACGACCGGATCGCGCCCGGCCATCGCGAGCGCGTAGATGCCGAGCGGGAGCGACTCGCGCTGCTGCAGCAAGTAGGGAAGTTCCACGAGCTGCTGCGCGGAGCACGGTGTGGCGGCGCCAAGCGGATTCACCCATCCCGAGGATGGCGGCGCGACGAAGGCCACGCTGTTAATTCCGAAGATATCCTCGACGGCGTCGATGCTGATTTTCCCGTCGGTCAGTTCGCCGTAGCCGATGCGCGTGATCCGAAACACCTGGTTCACGATGCCAAGCGGGACCCATGTAAAGCGGAACAGGCCTCCAGGACGGAACTGCCATGCGGCGCGATTCGCCACGAGCTTAATCTTCGACAGGGGATAGGTGAGCGTTTTCAGGACGCGGATCGCCACGAGCGCCGCCGCCGTCTCTGAACTGATTCCTTTGAAATCGATGGTCTGCGGACGGACCTCCCCGGTGACGGAGATATTCGCAGGATCGTAGGCTTTCACCAGGCGGTCGTTGTAATTGTTCACGCGGGACGTGAAGCGGATCCCGACCAGGTTCGTCGTTTCGCTCCACGAGCCGCGGGAGAAGTCCGGCGTGGCGAGGACGTTGTCGACTGTAAGGACCGGGAGCGTCGCGGGATTGTACCCTCCGCGTGCGAGAACGATGGTCCACTGGCCCGTCGCCGGGTCGGTGTAGAGCAAGCCGTCGCAATGCCGGAGAATTTCTCCGATGAGCTGGTCGGCCGTCGCCTGCGTATCGAACTGCATGGAAATGCCGAGACCCTCGGTCGCCAGGGCGGACGCTGCGGACATGAAACTGGTCGCGTTCATCGTCGCCACTGGAAGTCCCAAACCGTAATCCGGATTGGTGAGAAGTTCGTACACCGCGAGTGCCGGGTTCGCGTCCCCGCTGATGTTGGCCATGGCCGCGCCCTGCGCGAGAGGATCGGGACACCGCTGCACCACGAACGTGACCGGCTTCAGATAGTTGGACGTTCCAACGTAAAGCTGTTTGAACGCCGCGTAGCATTTCCGCGGATACGCCGGCGCGATACTCGCGTGCTGCGTCGTGATGGTGAACACGTCACCGTTCGCGAATTGCGTGGACCCAGTCTGGATCGTGAAGTTAATTCGCGGGTTAGAGAACGCCTGGTCCGCCCAGCATGCCGTGGAGCCCTCCGCATTCGGCGCACTATTGGAGAGCGAGCCGGAGAGCGATCCCACCACGCTAAATTTCATCTTCTGGTAGGTGGAATGGGCGATGTTGCTGTCGATCCCGATGGCAGTGACCGTTATCGTTTCCGCGAGCGACGCGCTGCCGGCGGACTCCGCGGTGATCGTTCCATTCCCCACGCCGCTGAATGTGTATCCGATGCCGGCCTGGTTCAGGACGATGCGGCCCTGCTTCTGGCTCAAATAGTCGTCCGGCTGCTGTGTGTCGAGACCGCGGTAAAAATTGATGATGCCGGCGAGTCCGCCACCACCACCAGGAATCGTCCCGCCGAAGAGCTTCGGCGCATTGACAGAGAGCTGGAGGTAGTTCTCGGTCCCGTTCCCATTGTTGATTACCGTCGTCGTGTACGGGACGTGCTTCACATCGGCCTGAATGTCGATGAGCTTCAGATCGGGCGAACCGTGGCAAAGCATGAACTGACAGCCGAGATAGTATTGGTAGCCAATCGTCTGAGTCCGGCCGAGGGAAAGAATCCCGCCGCCCTGTTTGATTGGTCTCGATTTCAGGTCGCCCCACCAGACGGTGTTACCGCCTTTGATCATGCATGTGCCGAACACCACGGGGATCGCGCGGCCCTCTTGCGCTGTCGGGACGGAGAAGTCCCCGAGCGCGGACGGCTGCGGCCCACGGGGATGCGGGGCGAGCAGAGCGCCCACCACGGTCGTCGCTACGAAAAGCAGTAGTAGTAGCCAGAAGAAGACGTCACCTCACATCCCGCGAGCTAACCGATGCTCGCGCTTCCGTCGAATGGGTTCACCGTTGGAATCAAGTCGAACCCGAGAAAACTCTGCGTCCGCCCGTAATGAGCGCACGTCGAAAAGTCCAAAGCGCAGCCCGCCGTCCCACTCACCGCCGCGCCCACTGCCAGTCCGGGGATCGCCGAAATCAGCGTCACCGTGGATCCGGAATGGCCCACCACCATGCGATAGTCGTTCCCTCGCTTCAGATATCCCGCCTTCAGCGTGTCCGGGAGCGATGCGAACGCGGGGATCGTTAGAACTGTCCCCGTCGAATCAATCGCGGTGATGACTCCGGGGTAGGTATGTGCCGCAAGATTCGCGCCGCAATTCGAGTCGCCAAAAATGTGAGAGCAGGGAGATTGATAGAGCTGCTGCGGGATCTTGCGCTGCAGCAAGTACGTCGCGGAATTGCAGAGGAGTTCGCACTGGTCAGTGAAACGAGCCGATGCGATGGCGCCGGTGAAGAGCACCACGGTCTCGGTGTCCGAATAGTGGGAGCCGTAGACGGTGACGGCGATGGGCGCCGACGGCAGGTATGGGATGAGGCTCTGCGCGAGCGCGTGATCCCTCGGAATGTAAATCTTGATCTGGCCCGACACTACCTCGTTCGAATGCTCCGCCTCTGTGCGCGTGATCGTCGCCGGCGTGTAAATCTGGCCGAGATAGGTGATCGGGTTCTCGGCGCTCGTCAACGCGTAAGTAACCCCGGCGGTCTGGAAGAGGTAGAGCTCGTATGGCTGCGAGCCGTAGCCGGATTGTTCTAGCGCGTCGAAACTCACGGGGTCTCCCTGGGGACTTCCTGCAGCGAGAGCAGCGACTCGGCATGCTCCGAGCTGTCCCATTTGATGGATACGGAATCAGACGCAAGCCGCGTGAGCGTGAGAAACGAAACCAACGTGCTGGCGGCCGGGAACGCCTTCCCCGTCGGCGCTTCGAGAGTAAGCGTCTCGGTGCCATCACCGTTGTCCACCGCGCCCGTGATTTTCACGTAGACGTTCCCGGAACTGTTGGTGGGGATGAACGCGATGAACCGGCGCGCCGGCGACGGGAAGAAGAACCGGGTGTAAAACTCCGACTTGATCCGGATTGAAGGATCCGCCGCCCCCACATCCGTAAAGAGCACCAGGTCCTGGTCCCACGTCGGAATCCAGAAAGGATTCAGCCGCCCAAAGCGACGGAAGATGAACGCGCGAAAGAGCGTGACGTTCGGGTGAGTGTCGAGCCACCAGGGGAACTCCTGGCCTACCACCGCCGATCCGCCCTTGTCGATCACCTGAATCGGTCCCACCTTCGGATCGATGGTCACCAACGAACGCTTATAGCTGCGTTTCAGCGGAGCCTGGTCCCAGTTCGGTGGAATCTCCAGCACGTCGATTCCCTTGTATTGGGTCAGCGTCGTCGCGGGTGCCGGAGATGGCTGTCCCGCTTCGCCGATGAAGCTAAGGTCCATCTGGTCGATCTCACTGCTGTGCCGCGAGACGTCAACGGAAGCCGGGATCCGACAGAGCAGGATTGGCAGGACACGCGTCTGTGCACCGCCAATCCAGGCGAACTGCGTCGGGGAAGAGACGGTGACGGACTGAGCAGCCACGCTGACGATGGCGAGCGCTTCGAACGTGTATTCGTCCTTCCAGAGCGCGAGCAGACCGCCGGGAGCGAACAGGCGGTCCGCCGTGGCGACGGGGATGACAAACGTGCCTGCCCCGATGCTCGAGAGCAGAGGCTGCGCGTCAGGCCACCAGGGGACGCCATATGGCTGGTTCTGCCAGCCCCACACGAGCGACTCCATGCCGGCGGCGTCGCGCGCGTTGAGCGTGAGCGCCCGGTAGCGCATCGCGCGCCGCGGGAGCTGGCGCAGGCCTCGCCGCTGCTCGTTATCGGAGTACGCGCTGAGCACCTCGGTGAGGTACTCGATCGATTCCTCCATCCCCTCGTTCCAGTCCGGCGCGACGGAAAAGAGCGTGATGCGGGAGCCGGTGGCGTGCATGTCTGCAGTCAGCCCGCTCAAAAAAGTGAAGAGCACGTCCTGGGAGATTTGCGCGGCACCGACGCTCGGCACGGTCACCTGATAAATATACGAATCGAGCGCGGCGAAGATGAGCGGCTCGCCATAGGGATCGGCTATCGTGAGGCCGCCGCTCCCGGTGACAGTGATGGACTGGAGCGTCTGATCGGAGTCGCGGAAAGTGTTCCAGACCTCGACCGCGAACTGCGTCGCCGTAAGGACAAACCCGAGCGTCTTCGTGGTGGGGATGATCACGATCTTACTGAAGAGCTGGCCGCCGAATGTGTGGATGCGCTGACCGGCGAAACTGCGATTCGCGACCGCGATGACTGGCTGCGGGACGCTGCTATTCGCGGCAAGGGGAGACGATTCGCGGCTCAGAGATCGCGTGAGAGAGAACACGACGGCAGTAATATCGGTCGAAAGGTTCGCCGGCGTGAGTCGGCCTGGGAACGCATTCAGTTGTCCTGCGAAATTGGCCATAGCCTCTCTATTGCTTCACGACAGCGAAATTCGGAAACATCTTGTAGGTAGTCGAGCCGATCACATACTCATCGACATTCGAAAAACCGTGGCCGACTCCGTTCGTGAAAAAGATATTCGGGGGAGTGCCGAGCATCGAGAAGCCCGTGGTGGTGCCGTCACGGAGCACCCACAAAATAAGCGGGAGCAGGTTCGCGCGGCCGTCCTGCTGACTTGTCTGCTCGTTTTGAAACTGCGAGGCGTTCGCTCCATTACTGTAAACAGGGAAATTGGCCTTCATCGTTAAGCCAGCGCCGCGCATCGACGTGTCACCGGACTTCCCGGTATATCCGTATATCGGCTGCGTTGAGGGAAAGATGCTGATCCACTTCCCGACCCATGAATCAACGTCCGCACGAACGAATGCACACGCCGCGCCTTGTTGATCTACGTTGGGAAACGGGCAGTCCGACGTGGTCGTAAATCCCGGCACACCTACTCCGGAGCTTGTGAAGCTGGTGTTGTAGCTGGAGGTAGATCCGAAAAAGTAGGCACCACCCGTATAGCTTCCAGCTTTCTGAAGCGAGAGACCCCACCCCAAATGGACATAAAGACCAGGGGTCTTTTCCACCACCACCACGATGTTGTCCGCCGTTGCATCCGCGAAAAAATAGTAATTCGAGAAAGGACCGGCCGTGAGCTGCATCCCAACGCCGATATTCTGTGCTGTTCCGCTGGCGACGGGACCGCCTGGCTGATTGTTGAAGAGGTTCGCCCCGTTGAACCCGGTGCCGAGATACATGTGGAGACCGTAGTGCGCGCTCCCGTAATTCGTCACCCACGGCAGGTTAGCCTCATTGACCGCCGCGCGGAGATTGACGTAGTTCCCGTTGTGGTGGAGCGTCGCGGTCCACCCGGCACCTTCCGCCGCGCTGCGATCCTGGGTCCAGCCCAGGCCCACGAGCCACGTCACGAGCGTCTGCAGTAGATTGACCGGCGAGGTTGGCGTGCCCGTCTGGTAGCTCATGCTCTCCCCTTAACTCAACCGCACGGCGAAGAAATCTGCCTTTGTATTGCGGAAAACGTTCTGCACCACGAGGTACGGGATCCCTCCGACGGTGATCGTGTTCTCGGACCCTTGCGAGAATCCCGCAGTCGAATAGACCCCGTCGAGTTCGCCGTAAATGTTTGGCGTCGCGTCAAACAGGACGACGGGGAGAAGAGGGTAGGTACCGTCGAGATTCGGACGCCAATCGTAGTTCGCGGCCGGGTCGACGTATGCGTTCGGCCACAACTGCCCGTAAGTAGCCTCGGCATTCGAGATGTCGAAGCCGCGCCAGGTCCCGAATGTGAGGCGGAGTCGGAGCGAACTCTGGTAGTCGCCAGACATTGAGCTCGCGAAGGGAATCGCGAAGTTCCTCATCTCGACGCCGGCATAGCTCCAGCGCCACGAGGGGTCCGTCACCACCGGTTCGTTCAGGAATGCGAGATTTCCTCCCACGATGAGCGGATAGGGGAACGCGCCGGGAGCCATGTAGGAGGACATGAATCCGAGATAGGCGGCGACGTATACCGTGGAGATCTTCGCGATGATGATCACGCGGCGGCCGTTCGCGATAATCCAATAGGGGATCGTCGAGTTCCACAGCGAGAGCACCGGGGATGATTGAGCCTGCCCCGCGCCGCCGACGTAGCCGCTTTGCGCGGTGAAAGCCTGCCCCGCATTGAACGCGCTGAATCCCCCGAGCCGCCAGTCGTAGTAGTCGGCGCCCACATTCGAAAACGCCTTCGCGCCGACGATGATCTGATCCAGTCCGCCGTTGCCGGGAGCCTGCCAGATCATCTCCGAACCGGCTACGCGCCGGAGCGAGGTCCATGGTGGACAGACGGAGAACGTGAACGCGTCGCCAGCGGCGAATGGCGTGGTTCCTGCGGTGACCGTGAGATTCGCTTTCGTTGACGCGAACGCCGTGCCCACCGTGCCCGTTCCCAGGGACCCGGAGATCGAACCCACCACGCCGAATGCTGTTGCGCTCGTGAATGTAACCGTGATCACCTCGGCGACGCCGGCGGATCCGCCGAGCGCGCTGATTGTGCCATTCCCCACGCCGACAAAAGAAGGCGAGAGCGCCATCCCCGTGGACGTCAGAAACGAGTCGAGGATGTTCAGCAGGTTGGCGTAATCCGTGGCTGTCCCGATCTGTACGCTCATCTAGTCGCTCCTCGAAAGCGCCTTCTGCGCTGCCTTCGGATTGTTCGTGAGATGCTGCAGGACGATGTTCCCCGCGGCCTTGCTCGAGAGATGCTTCAGAATCAGTCCCTCGTCGAGACCGATCCCGAGATTGATATTCGAGTTGCCACCTCCGCCGCCGGCGTTCCCTACGAGACCGCCCTCGGCGAACTTCGGAAGAGAGAGTCGCTCGAGCGAAGGAATCTTCAGACCGCGATTGATCGCCTCGAGGTTGTGGACGCCGAACGCGGAGACGGCGTCCGCCTTCACGATGTACTCGCCAGGAGAAACGCGCGCCGGAATGGAGTCGGACTTCGGACCGCCGGGTCCCTTGATGAGACCGCCCTCGGCGAAGTGTCCGCCGCCTCCGAATAGGCCTCCGAGAAATCCTCCTCCTCCGCCTCCCGCTCCGCCTGTGGCTCCGCCGAATATTTTCACCAGGAGCAGCTTCACGATGATCTGCTCGAGGGATTGGACTACGCTGGCAGCAAGCCCGCGGAACTGGTCAGCAGCGGATGCGGTGCTCCGCCCGAGATTCAGGAAGAAGTTCCCGAAGTCATTCGAGATCGAACCGCGAAGAGTGTCACCGAGTGTGACGGTCTTCAGCCTCAGATTTTCCACGCCGGCCGCTGCATTCTGTGACGCGGCTTGATTGTCCTGATTCCCCGTCTTATTCGCCGCGGCGACTTCGGCAGCCGCGTCCGCGCGGAGCAAGGGCAGCCGAGCGGCGATGAGATCGTTCAATTGCCGTTCGGCTTCGATTTGGCTGATCTTGCGGGTTTTGGCTTCGAGCTCGATGCGCTGCACTTCGATTTCGTAAGCCTGCCGATCCTGCCGGAGCTTTTGTTCCGCGTCTTTGAACTCGGCCTGGGCAGTTTTCAGTTCGGCGAAGCGTGCGATCTCCTGCTCGCTCGCGACCTGGTCGCGGCGGAGCTTTTCAGCTTCCTGGGCGATTTCGGCCTTTGTCTCCGCCTCCTGGTTGCCCTGCAGAGCTGCAAGCTGCTTCTGGAACTCGAGTACCTTCTGCTGGTGCTCCTCAGTCTTCTTGAACTCCTCGGTGTCGAGCGCCTGAACCTTTGTCGCGGTGTTGATCTGGATCTCCCGGATTTTGGTCTGGAGTTCCTCGACCTGCTTCAGCGCCGTGAGACGAGCCGCCTCCTGCTTATCCGCGTCCTTTGGCGTCGCCGCCTTCGATTTCGCGACAGCGGCCTTCTGCGCTTCGGCATTGGCAGCTTCCACGCCGTGCCGGAGAATCTCGACCTCCTCGTTGGCATCTGCGCGTACTGCCGTGCGGCGGCGGTCGAAATATTCCTTAAGCGAGATCTCACCCTTAGCGAACATCTCGGCATCGACCTGCTCCGTCTGCTTCGCATAGGCTCGATGAATCGCGAGCTCGTCCTGCAATTGCTTCTCGAGCAGAGAGAGCGCGGCTTTCGCCGCGGCGTCAGTCGGCGCCGCGGTAACCGGTCCCTGGCGGTCATCTGTCTTGTCCGGCCGGAGCTTGTTAACCCTCTCCCTAGCCTTCCGCGCCTCGTCAGCGTCGGACGGGTTCAGGGCTTCCATTGATTTGCGGATGTGGATGGCCGCGTCATCCCAAATCGCCTTCTGTTTGCGGGCGAGTTCGGCTTGCGCTCTTTCGATATCGCGTGAACCGGCGTCGTACACTGCTTTGGCTTCCGCAAAATGGCCCTTCACTGCTAGGCCCAGTGCCTCGTAGACGCTTACTCCTTTGGTTTTGATTTCGCCGAATTGTTCGCTGAAAAACACTTCGGCGTCCGCAATTTCGGCCGCGATGACAGTCCCCATCCAGATGAAGCCGGCCGCGATGCCGCGGACCACGTCACCGGCCACTTTCCCGATCTGCTTAAGACCATCCCCGTTCTTGCCGCTGATGTCGAATGACTCCAATAGCGCTTCTCCGACGTCGGAGATCGCCGGGAGCAGCCCCGCCTCGAACTGTGTAGCCATGCCCTTTCCGGCATCCTCGAGCTCTTGCATCGAGGCTTTGGCGGCGCGGAACGCATCAGTGGTCTGCTGGTCCAGGAGCAAGCCGAGCTTCGAAACTGACGCGGTGATTTTGTCGAAGCCCTCGCCGGCGATGGCATTGGCGACGGGGATGAACTCGGCGCCGCCCTTTGAGAAAATCAATTGGGCGGCGGTTGCCTTCTGGAATCCAGCGGTCATTCCGCCGAGGCGCGACGTCACGAGGGCGATTTTCTCGTCGGGCTTCAGTCCGGCGAAATCCTTTTGGGTGATCCCGAGGATCTGGAAACCCTTCGCCGCCTTTGTGCTGCCCTGCTCGAATTCGGTGATGGACTTCGCCGCTTTGGTGAGAGCCTTGTCGACTGCGCCGGTCTCCACTCCCACTTCCTCGGCGACATGATGGAAAACGCTGAGGCTCTGCGTGGTCAGTCCTGTCTTGTCCGCCATCTTCCCGATGTTGATCGCGGAGTCGAATGCCTGCTTTCCGAACTCAGTGAGCTTGAGCAACGCGCCGGCCGCGGCGATTCCCTCGAAAGCCTTCTTCAGCGATAGACCCGACGTGGCCGTCTCGTCCTGCTGCTTTTTTAGGTTTTTGAGCTGACTGGTGAGCTCCTTGATCGCAGCGGACACACCCGTGTCCTCAGCGGTCAGCTTTACTTTAATCTCGGGAGCATCGGCCATTTGCTTAACTCCTCAGAACCCTCGGGATCGCCGGGGGGTCCTTCTTCGTGCGCTGGTGCGGAGCGAGAGCGCTCCAGACCAGGAGTTCTGTTTCGTACGTCCTAAGAGCCGCCTCCCTCATGCATTCCACATACGCGAGCATGAGATCCCGCAGTGGCCAGTCCAGCACTTCGCGAATCCGGTCCGGGTCGTTGTGGGCGACCTCCCGGATTAAGAGCGCGAAGTCCCCGAGGTCGACGGAGCCGCGTTCTTTGTAGGGGGGACCTTTGCGCTCCGGCTCGAAGATTTCCGGGAAGTCTCCGACGATGGTTCCCCTAACGTAAAAAAACCGATCACGAACTTGACGATCGAGGTCCGCATAGCGGTTTTTTCCTCGACGTCGGTGATCCCCGCGAATCGCGCCGCGTTCGCATCCGCCTCCGCACGGCCCCATGTCTTGCCGACTTCGGTCAGACAGCCGGCGAGGATGTGGTGCGTGCGCCCGGAGAGAAGAATCTGCGTGAGCAGGTCCTCCGCTCGCTGTTCCTTCGTTCGCTGTTTGCCGTCGATGTCGCTCAAGACCTCGATGGCGCCGGCGAGCCGGAGATGCGCGAGGATGTAGTCGTCCTGGTTTGCGGTGAGAGATTGCGAGATGCCTGCGAATTGCCGACCGTCGAGCTTGATGCTTTCGTCGTTCATTCATTCCTCCGGGACGGGATCGCCGCCCGCTAACTTCTGAAACTTTGGGGGAGCCCCCTTCCCGGACTCCCCCTCCGTTCTACCGAGACGCACGCCGGAACAGCTATGCCAGCGTCCCTCTCACGTCTCAGTAGAATGTGTATTGAAAGAACGGAGCCAACGGATGGTTCGCCGTGTCGTCGAGGATCTGGCCGTCGAGCGTCCAGTTCCCATAATCGTCGGCGATGAGACCGATCTGACCGTTGGGGTTGAGATTGCAGCGCCAGATATCGACGCCGATTTTTTGACCGTCGACGGGATCCGGGACGAATACCAGGTGACCCTGCTGGTGCGGAACCGTTGCGCCGGCGACCTGGTCATAGGTTCCCACGAGCGTGTGGTAGGTGATCAGGACCGGGAACGCTCCGGCGATAGAGGAAGTGAGCGGGATGTAAATCAGTCCCGTCACCGGATCGCTCAGGATGTAGTCGGTCCCCGCCACGAGCGCGACGGAGTTCTGCGTGAGCGCCGGAGCCGTTCCTGTGGGATCGTAGTTCGGCGTCGCGGTCTTAAAAAACCGCCCCTTCGCATTCGGGACTTGCGCGACGCTGATAAGAGTCTCCCCCGTCACGGTTCCCACGGCGGTGGTGAGGGTCGTCTTTCCCGCGGACATGGCACTGATGGCCATATGGTTGGAGGAAAAGTCCGTTCCGGTGATGGCGACCTTCGGCTGGCGCTTTGCCACCGCGGTCGCGATGAGCGTCACGTTTTTGTTCAGCGACTGATAGAGCTCCTTAATGTCGTCCTTCATATCGAGCTCAAACTTCGTGCAGTTCCCGAGATGCTGCAGGCCCGTGGGGAGTCCGGTGACCGGATCGAAAATATCGAACAGGATCGAACCCTTGCCCAGCATGGGGACATGCGGGATGGGATACTTGATTCCTGGCATTGTGCCCTCCTAAGACTTTGAAGTCGGATCGAGCCTGCTCGTCCGGTACCTGATGGTGAAACTGAGCTTCGCCGATGCGACCGGAACATCTCCCTCGCGGGAGTTCCACACCGTCCTGCCTTCTTCCACGCCACTGGCGAGACCGCCGAAGCGTTCATTCGTCAGCACCGTCTGCGCGGCCCAGACGAGCACCGGGTCCAGCGCCTCGTCCGGGGAGACGCCATTCGAACCCTGCGCTCGACATTCCAACACCAGCGAAAAATGTCGCTCGGTTAGCGGAGCGGCATAGACCTGCTGGCCGAGAGTTTTCGGAACATCATCGTCCGCGTAGACCATGATCGCGGGGAGCGAATCGACCTCGAGCGGTCGCGTTCTCTCCCGATGAACGGTCAGACCCGAGGGACTTCCTGCCCCTCCCGCACCGAGCGCCGTCACCAGCGCGACCATGATCTGCTCTCGAATCGAAGCCACTGAACTTTCCTTTCTCTATTGCGAGAAACTTCCCGTAGGCAGCGTCGCCGCCGGTACCGATGTCGGCGCGGAAGCGAGTCCCGACTGCGCCAGCATCAGCGAAGCAACCAAATTCTTGACGCCCGTCACTCCACTGGATGTATAAGCCGCGGTAATCGCACTAAGCCATAGCTGAACCGTCACCGCGATACCGTCGACGGTTCCCACGACCGTCACCTGCGGATCTGCAGCGGACCCCGGAACGTACGTCGCGCTCGAGATTGTGTATGCGTGTGCCACGTCCTACTCCTCCGTCCCGAAAACGAAACCGCTTACCGAACCGGCCGCTGTCACATCCACGGTCAGCACATTGTTCGCGAGCGCCGAGAGGATGCCATTCCCCATACCTGGTGGGCACGGTTGGCCGACGCCAGCAGCCATCAGCGGAGTCCGCGCAATTTCCGCTGCGGCATCCTTCAGGATCACCGAACCCGCCACGGTAAGGCTCAACGCGTAACCCATGACGCGGAATTTCTTGCCGGTCGCCGGTGTCCAGATCGCGACTGGAGTTCCAACGGCGACAGCGACAGCGGCAATAGGTTTGAACACGACTGGAGTTCTTTGAGACACCCAGACGGAGGCTCCCGTCGTGGCCGACGTGGCAAGCATGTTTGCGATTGCAAGTACTCTGCCCACACCGTTTGCGTCAGTTGCAAAAGCAGAGATGACAGACTCCTGGCCGGGGCCACTTGCACTCAGCAACCCCAACAAACCGTCATTGGGGTTCCCGTTCATCGTTGGGTTAAGTGGCTTCAGCGCAGACACTGTGGTGACTGAGAGAATCGGAGTGGTCTGCGCGTTTGCTCCGTTTTGAAAACGAAGCCTCCAATAACGACCATTGATCGTCGCGTAAAACGAGTTATATAGGCCGTTGGTTGACGGCGAAAACGACTGCGTTTGGAAATTTAGCTGTGTCGGGTCGTCGGTTGTATCAAACTTCAACGAGTTGCTGGCGGGACCTGTAGCCGGAATCACGGCCGCAATAACAGCTTGAGCGGCACCGGTCTGCTGCGAGTCAAACCATGCAGAAGTATAGAGAGCATTCGCTGCGATGGCAGCAGTAGAAAGAAGGTCTTGGCTCTTTCTCTGAATCGGTTTGATAACGGGAGCGAGTTCTGTTCCAACTGGAGGCACACCGGACGCGGGAGGTGCCGATACTGCGGTCCCGCCCCAATTCTTCACGTTATCCTGCGAGACCCCGCCGGAGATGACACTTGCAATCGTGTCGAGGTCTGCCTTCGCCGCCGCGAGATTTCCTCCCGTTTCGAGCGCGAGAGTGGACGTGTTGAGATTCGTTCCAGCGTTCGCGATGACCGTGCCGCTCACAGGCTGCGTCGCGGGAAAGTTCGATACGTTGACCGTGAGCGTCGCCTTCAGCGCGTCGTAGATGGAGCGGAGCCATCCGCGAATTCCGGTGCCAGGGATCGCTGCCGGAGCTGCGCCATCCGTCCCGAGACTCGCTTCTGTTGCGGCGCCGGCCGGGAGCGGGAGAGCCGTCGCGCTCACCGGTTGCGTCGCGGGGAAATTGGAAACGCTGACAGGCTGCGTCGCGGGAAAGTTCGACACGCTGACCGTGAGCGTCGCCTTCAGCGCGTCGTAGATGGAACGGAGCCATCCGCGAATTCCGGTGCCGGGGATCGCCGGCGGAGTTGCGCCATCGGTGCCGAGGCTCGCCTCCGTCGCTGCGCCGGCAGGAAGCGGAAGAGCGGTCGCGCTGACTGGCTGCGTTGCTGGAAAGTTCTGGACGTTGACGTTGGCGTTTCCCTGTGTGTCGCCCTTCAGCCTCTGGACGTTCGTGCCGTCAAACACGCCCGCCTGGACGGGGGGACGCGTCGGCGGAGTTCCAGGAGCGTCGGGTCCGCTGACAATCGGATCGCCGGGGACATATTTCCCCGATGGCCCGTCGAAAATTAGGATTTCGCCGTTCACCGGAGCCTGCGCCAGGACAGGAACGCCGTTGATAGAAGTCGCGTTGCCGCTGCCGGCGCTGACGATCTCCACCATTCCCGTGTCGGTGCCAACGAACAGTTCGTGAGTGTCCGTCGTCAGAAATGCCTCACCCGCCGGCGCGCTCGCCGGAAGATTGGCCTTCAGTCCTCTTCGAAGTTGAATGATGTAGGACATTTAGAAAGTTCCACCGTCGATCACATTGTTTGGTGCTGCCCCGCCCTGAGGAACGACGGGACCGGAACCCAACAGCAATTTCGTGAGACCTCCGTCACCTTCGCGAAGCCGTTCGCGCACGGTGAAATTGGCAGTTCCGATTACCACCGCGTCGCCGATCTTCACGGTGGGGAATGCTGACGTCTGGACGGTCAGCGTACTCGCAAGCATAACGACGCCGCCGCGGTTTACGTCCTGCACGATGATCTCGTCAGCCTCATCGAGCAAACCAATGCCGGCCACCGCTCCGACTGTCACAGCGACGCCCGTATCCGCCAGGAGAGCGGGGATATCGGCATCGCCGAACGCGGGAGCAGTGGACGGCGTCGGCATTTATTCCTTGACCTTCGGAGCCTTGCCGGAGACGCGCCGCGAGACAGGGTCGGCACTGGTCGGGCTCTCCATGCGGTTCACGGACGTCGGACCTGCTTCCGGTTCCCCGCCTTCCTCGACGTGATGAACGGCAGAACCTTCGCCGATGAGCCGGTATGCGAGAGCGCGCTCCACATCGTGCACTTCCCCTTCTTCTGCGTGCTCGCGGTTCAAAATGATCGAGCGCGTCAGCTTGATGCGTTTCATTTCCATGGTTCCCTTCGCTTTCTGCGGCGGTGAGCGGCCGGACTCGAATCCGGCCGCGCGCCGCGGGGTGGTGCCGCGCGTACACGCGGCGGGGTGAAAACTAGGTGGTGATGACGTCGGTCGCCACGACGAACGCCTGTGGGTACCTCAGGACGATGTCGGTGAGCATGAATGTGGTGAGTTCGATCATGCCCTGTTTCTTCAGGCGATACGGGTCGACCACGATCTCGAAGCCGCTGCCCCACATGCTGATGATCATGGTCTCGAACACGCCGCGAATGAGCGTGCTGAGGTTGGTACCGGTGCCCTTGGTGCCGTTCGAAGCCACGATATTCGTGGACGCGGCACGGTAGCCGTCCACGGTGTTGTCATCGGCCCAGATCGGCAGCGCGATGGTGTTGTTCAATTTCCCGATGCGCTTCAGTTTGGCTTTGCACGCGGGACTCGTAAGCCATGCGCCCTCACCAAGCTGATCGGCATTCGCCGTCTCGAGCAACTTGGTCATGTTAACGACGTCATCCCAGGCAGGCGCGCCGCCGTTGCCAGCATCCGCAATCACGACGTAGGACTGCACGCCGGCCGTTGCGCCGATCCCTACGGGTTGATTTGCGCCGCCGCCGAGGATGCCTGCAGCATCGACGGCTAGGGCCATGTCGCGGCCGAGATCTTCGCGCACCAGGGTGTCGACATCGACGACTGCCTGAGCGAGCAATTGCCGCGAATAGCTCGAAGAAGACTGGTAGGTCTTCGGAGAGCTCGCGATCAACCCGAGCGCGAGCGCCGAGTCGGCCACATCGACGCCGGGATTTTCACCCACCCACGCGCCGGTCGCTTTTCCGGTCTGTTTCGGGTACCCCACGTTGTCCTTGAGGCCCGCGATGGTGCGCGCACCGAGCTGCTTCAGGCGCGTCTGGTTGTACAGGAACTGGATGAACTCGCCCGGCTCGGTGAACTTCAATTCCTGACCGGCTGTCGCCACGTTGGTAGAAAGGCCCGCGCGCTTCTGTGCCACGGGACCATATTTCTCCGCGAGTTCGGGATTCCATGCATGGCGGAGACTCCATGGCACAAACAAGCCGCCATGCCGAGCGCCCTTCCAATCCTTCTCGATGGTTTCGGAGATTTCCATCTCGAAAGAGTTCTCGCGCTTCGACGCGGTGCCACCCGACGCCGCTTCAATGTTCTTGACGGCGGTCATGATCCCGCGCGCGACGTTGTATTGCTTCTGCTCTTTCTCGGTCAGCTCCAAGCGGTCCTGATTTTCGGCGGGAGGCTGCGTCAGCGGCTTCCCTCCGCGCTTGGCAACTTCCTCGAGCACGAGGCTTGAAAATGCGCCGACGGTCATGCCGTCGGCGACAGCCAGCGCCGTGCGCTCCTGATCGATCCCGTGAACCTTGCCGAGCCGGATGATTTCCGCTGCGGCGGCCCGGGATTCTGCGACTTGCTGTGTTGCGGTTACAGGTTCCACTGTGACCTCCTTGAGATTCGGCTCGGAAGCCGGATTTGCATTGCGAACTAAAACTGGGTACTGCCGATCCCCTGCCTTGCGGTCGTTGCCGACTGTCGGATCGGCAGGAACGCCAACCGAACTCGCCTCGAGTGGTGTCCACTTGGTCGCACGATACGTGTCGCCTTCCTCTTTCGAGGATTTGTCGAGCGTGTACTCGTTGACCATGTATCCGACGGAGATGAAGCGCCGGATCCCATCCTGAATGTCCGTCTTGATTTGCTGAGCCGGAGCACTCCGGGAGAACCGCACCTGACCGCGAAGCTTTTTGTCGTCCCCGACTTTCACCTTGTCGACGATGCCGATGACGGACTTGGCATCATGAGAATCGAGAAACGAGAGCCCACGCTTTGCGCGCGAGAGATCGATGGAGTCCGGGGAGTGGTCCAGGATTTCCTTCCCAAACCAGCGCTCCACCGGATATTCCGAGGAGATCGAAATGGCGAAGCGGTCCTCGTCGCGGCCCGCGTTTTCGTCTTCGTTGTCCTCGCCGCGTGGGTTCTCATCCTCGCCGCGGTCGCCGTCGCCATCCTCGTCATCGTCATCGTCGTCGGGATCCGGCACCTCGCCGGCGTCCGCCTTCTTCTTCCGCCGCTCCGCGCGTTCGGCTTGTGCCCGGAGTTCCTCCGGCGTCCGCGTTTTTTTCCCACGCTTGGCGACGGGAACCATTTCGAGAATCTCGAACTCCCGACTGAGCATCGGGAGCGACTCTCCGAGCTTTTCCGTCTCGCGTGCCAATGGCTTCATTTGCCCCTCCCGAGTGCGATCAGCCGGCCGCTGCCGGCCGAGGATTTTTTGCCTTCGCCATCGCCGGACCCCGATGCTTCGGCCCCTGCCTCGTCCTCTTCGTCGACCTGGTCCTTTGGACCCTTGTCGACGGTCGGAGCTTTGGCCGCAATGGTGAGTTCGAGTTTGTATTCGTCGGCGAGGTCCTTTTCTTCCTTGAGCTGCTCGAAGACTTCCTCGACGTCGCCGCCCTGCTCGGAGATGGCAGCGTCGCGACTCGTGAGACCCGCGCCAATCCCGAGAATCGTGGCCTGCACGTCCTTGAGCGGGTCGACCCACATCCACCCCCGCGGCTCCCATTTACCGGCACAAAAGCGCGACGGATCGCGGGAGTCGAGTACGAGCGAGGCAGAAAGCAGCGCCATCGAAATCCAGTTCTCGAAAATAGGCTGGAGCATCTGCTCTTTTAGGAGGGACTGGAGCATCTTCCATTGATCGCGCTCGATGAGTAGTCCGGATCGCATCGAGGAATAGTTCACGCCCTCGAGGTCTGACGCGAGCGCGTTATAGGAAACGCCCATCGAAGATGCCACGAATCGGAGCATCGCCTTTACAAACATCGGAAAAGCGGAAGAGGGGTGGTCTGGACTCCACGCCGTGAATTTCATGCCAGGCGGTATTGACTCGATCACTCCAGGCTCGGCCTCGATGCGATACTTCGCATCCGGATTCGGCTCCACGAACGAGGAAGCGTCGCTGTGCTCGAAGAACCCCATTTTAGCGGCGCCCGTGCGCGCGGCGACGAGTTCTGCCTCCACGTATCCGCCGAGCATGCGGAGCTCGACCATGCACGGGTGAAACCAGGTGATCCCGCGGGTTTGACTGATACGCTCGGGATCGTAGAGATGGATGATCTGGTCCGCGGGGATCCGCGTGCGAACGAGCGAGCCTCCGAGATCGGACGGGTGTTTCTCATTGATGTGATAGGCGACGGGACGCCCCCACTCGTCGACCTCGATGCCCATCCGAATCTCGTTTTCGCCTTGCGACGCGAAGCGCGAAAAGAGATGGTCGACCTGGTCGGCGTCGATGAGCTGCAGTGCGAAGCGGTGCTTATTGTCGAACCCGCGAACCATCCGGATGAACACTTCGCCGTCGGTCGCCATGTTCTTCAGCACGAGAGTCTGGACGCCGCGGTAAGAGAGCTTTCCGTCGACAGTGCAATTTCCCTTTTTCGCCCACTCGCACCAGGCGTCCTCGATCTTCGTATTGAAGGCGGCGTTCAAGGTCCTGTCGTTGTTCCGAACGAGCGCCTTGTAACCGATGCCCTTCTCTCCTAGAACATTCGCGGTGAGAATTTTCAGGTAGGACTTCGCCACGGGATTGTTGCGGGAGAGTTCACGCGCGCGAGCGCGGAGCAGCCGCATGTTCCCTTTGATTTCCTGATCGGCAGAGAGGATCGAAGCGATCCAATCCATCGTCAGGCGACCGCCCATCGCGCCGTTGTAGACCGTCAGCGCGCGCTTCGCCATTCCGAACGCATACCGGAGACGGCGGAAAAAGGACGGGGCGCTCATCGCTCGAGACCCGTGACGTCCTGCCATGTCGGGGGGTAATCGGGCGATTCGTTCTCGAGTGCGAACGTCACGCGGTACGGTACCCCGAGCTGGCCGGGATTGTTCTGCCTCCAGAGCGCCGCCTTCAGTTCGCCGCGGATCTGGCGGAGCTCTTGGATCGGAATTTTCGAGACTGAGCGTCCCGCGATTTGGTACGCCTGCATGCCGGCAGTGAGCTGACCGGAAATCGCCGCCTCGACAACGGCGAGTGTGCGCTCCTCCCAGGTGTTGAACACGCCGGCGGCCGAACTCGCCACGTTCGGCTCGATATTGATCACGAGCTCATCGCCCGTGATGTCGTACACGTCTCCCGTTACAGAGTTCGTGAGCCGTTCGGCGTAGCGGTAGGGTCCGGGGTTTAAGGCAGCGGTGTCAGCGGGGAGGAAAGCAATCTGGAAGACGTTGTTGAGGACCGTGGCGGCTTTGTTGAACTTCTGGGTGAGACCATTCAGGTAGATTGCGTAAGTCCATCCGTCCGCCGGCGAGAAGTCGTCCAGCGTGCGAGTGAACTTCACCGTCGTCCCCGCCGGGAAGTGATCCGGGACGACGTCGGGAATGATCGGTGGCATTAACTGTAAGAATGGAGTTAACGCCAGAGTTCGGAAATTCGAGACTTTGTATAAAACCCTAAAATGAAAACGGCTCCCGAGAGGACCGGGAGCCGCGGGAAATGTGCAGGAGGACTATTCAGCGAGAAGCGGAGTCGGCCGGAAGAGCAGCAAGGAACGCCCGGATCCGCTCTATGGCTTTGCCGTTCAGTTTGGTCTCATACCGCCCGATTTTCAATTCGACCTTTTTGGCGGCGGCGACTTTCTCCAACACCGAATGATCTACCGGAGCGGCGATGGTTTCACTCAGCCAGGCACTGGTATCGATAGTCCCTTTCGTGCTGATGAAATGCCCCAAGTCGATGCGCTCGCCATCTGCGAGAAGATAGACATCGGCACCATCGAGAAACTGCCAGCTTCCTGAATAGCTATAGATTATGAGCGCCGCCGGCTTCGGCTGGTCGTTGAGCGAGCATGCCGACAGAGACAGATTCACGAAGCCAAGTTGGAAACTCCCGATGCTCATGGGCTTCATGGTCACCGTCGTCTTGCCGGTGAATTTGTCGGTCTGCACCATGATGTTTTTATCGTTCGCCGATGCGCCGACGGTAAAAAGGGCGAGTGCGGCGACGGCTAGAAGTCGTTTCATAGATCCTCCTGTTCCAGTTTAGAGTGATCACTCCGAAAAGTGAGATTACCCCCGCACTACTGTTCCGAAGAAGCAACAGCCGCCTCCTTGCCGAACTCTTTGCGCTTCGCTTTAAGCTTTGCCAGAACAGAGGACACTGTGAGTCCTCGCTCGGGCAGGCAACAGGAACTCCCGGTCACCGGATCGCGGAACATAACGTGCCCCTCCCATTTCCCAAGCCATTGGGCACTTGCGAGTTCCACGATTCGTTCGACGCTGGACTTCATCAGGACCGCCCCTCCAGATATCGTAGCGTTCACTTCGATGACAAGATTCGCTCTGACTCTCACTATTGTCGAGTTAATAAGGGTACAGGTCCGTTCTCATGGATTACCCCCGTCCGATTGGGCTGGTCACCGCCACCCCTGGACCCAGGATGCCCCCCCGCCGGGACGCCCAGGACCGCGGGATGACCCGCCCGTGCCGCCCTGTGCCCCACCAGACGGCTCCGTAGGCGGCTCCCGGAGCGCAGCGGCCATTTCCCCAAGCTTGCGGATCGTGGCCTGACCCAGAACGTACAGCGCCGCCAGAACGTAGACCTCGAGGTCCAGCGCCTCGTTGCGCGCGCGAGTCTTGATGTATTCGCGGATCGTGCCCTTGCCGCGGCGGTACCGGCGGACCGCCTTCTCGGAAGTGAGCTGCGCGAGATACTCGTCCTCAGCGAAATCGGGGAGATGCATGTAGCCGGGACCCGGTCCGGGGATTTTCATGCGCGCGAAGATTCGGTCCTTTGCCGTGTCGGTCCCGATGAGCCACAGCTTCACGCGATACTGATTGTTGATGCTGAACTTCCCGAGGATTTCCTTCCCTGACTCGCTCGAGCCTTTGAGCGCGAAGATTTTCCGGTGCTGGCGCGCGCGAACGAAGCGATAGACAGAGTCGGTGTGGAGACCGCCGGAGTCGATCATGGTGCAAGAGATTTTCACCTTCTGCCCGGACGCGTGCTCCCACGTCGAGAGCAGGAACGAGTCGAGCTCGTTCCACACGGCCTCCTGGCCGGGATCGCCGAAGAGCTGCTGATAGGCAATGAGCCAGGACTCCTCTTTCTCGCCCCATCCCTTCACGACGCATTCCAGGCGGTCGCTCTGGACGTCGACCGCGGCGGTGAGCAGGCCCACGCCGTCGGGGACCTCCGCCTGGTATGGCTCGAGCCGCGCCTTGAGAGCGAGCGCTTCAATGGCGTCGCCCTGCTCCTCCCACGTTTCCCCGAGACGGAGATTGATGAAAGCCTTCAGTTTCTCGGGATTGTTTTCCTTGTTCGCCTCGTGCCACTCCTGGGCGAGCGCGGTCCAGTTGTCGCGCCACGGCGAGTAGAGTGCGTTGATGTGGAATCCCACCACCTCGCGGTGCGGAAACTCGGGGACCCACTTGCCGCTGTTGAGCATCTGCTGCTTGTAGCGCTCGGGAATTTTTTTCGAGCAGCAGGTGCACACGTAGGCGACGCTCGCCGGGTCCACCTGGCCGTCGGAATTCGTCGAGTAGAAAAGCCGGAACTGCTTCGAGTCCGGGTCCCTCCACCAGAGCGGCTGCAGCGCGGAGCAAAACGGACAAGCCACGTGGAAGCGCCGCATGTCGCTGCGGAGAAAATCGCGCTCGATTGGACTGATCCCTTTCGGTTTCGCCGGCGTCGAGCCTTTCACGATTTTGTAGTCGGCGAACGAATCCGTCCGGCGAGTGCCGATGGCCACGGGATCGCCCTCGCCGTCGACGTCGATGGGATAGCCGTCGACCTCGTCGAACAGCACGATGGGGACCGGATCGGATCGGAGACCCGCGCCGGAGTTCGCGCCGGTGAGCTTCAGGAATCCGCCGGGGAATTCCTTCAGCGCGAGCGTATTCCCCGAGCGACGCGACGCCGGCGGCTTGATTTTTTCGCGGAGCGCCGCGCAGTTCTCAATCATCGGCGTGATCCGCTTCTTCCCGTAGTCCTTCGCGTTGTCGATGGTAGGCTGCACCAACATGATCGGCTTCGGATTCGCGTCGATAAAATAGCCGCACACGTTATTGATCACCGCATCGGAGTAACCCACCTGCGTCGACTTCATGATCACGACTTCGTGAACGAGCGGGTCGAGCACCACGTCCATCATTTCGATTTGGAATTTTTCGGGTTTGAACGGACCAGGTCGTGAGGTCGTTCCCTTCGGGAGCACGCGATTGTTGATCGCCCACTCAGAGACGGTGACCTCAGGTGGCGGCTTATAGTGCCGCCACGCGCGCGTGAGCATCGCCTCGAAATTTACTGCCGCGGACTCGTGGGTTGTCGCCTCACCCGCTGACATGCGTGGGAGCCTCGCGCTTCGACAGGCTGAGCAGAGCTTCCTTCAGCGCCTTCTCGATTTTGGCGTGGACCATCACGCGGGAAGTTTCGCCGAGTAGATCTGGAGCGAGCCGCGGCGCGACCGCCATGATCCGCGCCTTCGTGGTGAGCACCAGGTCCGTCATCGCTTTTTCAACGTCCTGGATCGCCACGAGCTGGCCGCGCTTTTCCGACAGTTCGATTTCGCTGAGATCGGCCTGGGAGCGTAGCAGCCGGACCCGTTCTTCGCGTTCGCCGACGAAACCGCCATCGAGAGTCGGGACGGCTTTTTTCTCCAGCGCCTGCTGCAGGTATCGGATGTACCAGAGCATGCACTTTACCGGGTCGTATTGCCCACGCGCCTCGCGCGGCATTCCCTCTTTGACGAGCTGCTGAACGCGCTGCTCAGTGAGATTGAGAGCGCTGGCGACTTTGCTGACGTCCACGGTCGGCATCGATGGCTACCCTTCGCCTTGTTCCTGCCCCACGGGAGCCACGCGATAGCCGCGCCACACAAAATTAAAATGCGCCTCCCCGAGCGGCACCAGTGAATATTCGAACGCAGGGAAGCGCTTCTCGAGGTCCTCAGAGATTTCATCCAGCATGTTCTCGATGGCCCGTCCGGTGAAACCCTTCCCTTGACCCGCGCGAATCCTGCGGACCGTCGAACCGCGGTTCTCCTCATTGAATACACGGAAGGTGACCGAGGTCCAGATCTGCCCCCCGATTTGGTCCTTCTCGAGTTTTGCAAAATGCTTCATTGGCGTGTCTCCCTCTTGGCTTTTTTCCCCGTGGCCTGCTCCCATCGAAGCGCGATGACGTCACAGAACTTCGGCTCGAGTTCACAGAGGTAGGCGGTCCGGCCGAGCTTCTCGCATGAAACGAGAGTCGAGCCGGAGCCGCCGAACGGGTCGAACACAAGGTCGTTCTTCTTTGTGGAATTGCGGAGCATCTTGTCGATGAGCGCGACCGGCTTCATCGTCGGATGGTCCTCGTTCTTTTTCGGCCGCGGTACTTTCACCACGGTGGTCTCGAGCTCCTCCACTGCGAGCTTCTCGCCGCGGATCTGAAACCACTGATCCCCGAGCCGGAGTCGGTAGAGATTCGGCTCGACCTGGGTGAGCGGAGCCTCGAGCATGAACTCGGAGATGGTTGTGGACTTCCGGTCGCCGTACCATTTGTGCGAGCCGGTCGGCTTCCAACCGTAGAGTATCGGCTCATGCTGCCACTGGTAATCGGAGCGGCCGAGCACGAGCGCGTCCTTGCACCAAATGAGGCAGCCGGCGAGCTTGAAACCCGCATCCCTAAACGCCCCGCGAAAGTTCAGCCCCTCGGTGTCAGCGTGGCAAACGTAGATCGCGCCGCCGTCCTTCAGGACGCGGAACATGACGGAGTACGCGCGGAGAAGGAACGTGCGGAACTTCCCGTCCTCCATGTCGTCGTTTTTGATTTTGCCGGCGCCGCCTTCGTAGTTCACGTTGTACGGCGGATCCGTAAAGATCGCGTCGGCCTTCGCGCCGGCGAACAATTTCTCGATCACGAACGGGTCCGTGGAGTCCCCGCAGATCACGCGGTGCTTCCCGAGATGGATGAGCTCGCCGGGAAACGTCGTCGGCTTCGCCGGCGTCGCCGGCACCGCGTCCTCTTCGGCGCCTGGGAGCAGACCGCCCTGCTCGAGGTTCAGGAGCGCGTTGATCTCGTCAGCGTCGAAGCCGGTCGCCCCGAGATCGAATCCGAGCTTGCTCAAATCGCCGAGCTCGAGCGCGAGAAGTTCCTCGTCCCAGTCCGCTTCTTCGTGGACCCTGTTGTCCGCCAGGCGGTACGCCTTCACCTGTGCCGGCGAGAGATCGCCGGCGACCAGGACGGGGACCTCCTTCATCCCGAGCCTGAGAGCCGCGAGCAGTCTCGTGTGGCCGACGATGATCACGGAGTCTTTGTCCACCACGATAGGCTGCTTAAAACCGAACTCCTTAATCGATGCTGCTACTTTCTCGACAGCCTCGTCATTGCGTCGCGGATTCCGCTTGTACGGAATGACCTTATCGACGCTCCACATCTGAATTTTCATGCTGTCGCTCCCTGAACTGGATCTGAATGAAAAACAAAAACAAAGTCCGTCAAAAAACTTCGGTGCCAGGACTTATTGCGCGATCGCCGTCACCCGCGGCGGCGGCACACCCCGGAGAGGACCCTGCGCGAAACCATTCGTTAAGCCACCCTCCGTGGAAGCATCGGTCACCACCATCTGCAAGCCGACCCGAGCCAGAGCAGCACACCAACGATCACGCCAAGAAACATAGCGATGCACACGTCGAACTCCCGTGAGCGGCGCCGTGGCACATGCGGCGCGGGATCGCTGGCCTGGATCACTGGCGCGCCGGGCGGCGTGAACGCGTTGAGATGAATCATGGATCGAACAGGCCCGTCCCAATCCTCAGCGAAGTCCCGAGCCGTGCTGACCTTTTGACCGTGCCACACTTCCACGAGCACGCCTTCAGAGACGAATACCTCGAACTCATTGTCGGCCGGGATCATGCTCCACGCTCCGCGCGCTTCAGAATTTCTTTTGTGAATTCTTCGGTGAAGATCGGCGCGAACCGTTGATCGATAACGCGCAGCATGGCATTCCGCAGATGAATGTGCGGTGGCAGTTTGGCCGACGGCTTGAACGAGTAGATAAGAACGGTCGCATCAGGCGAATCGCCTGCAGCGACGCGCTGAAAGATGCCAACGTTCGGAATCAAGAACGTCCGCTTTCGCCCTTTGCGATTGTTGAATCGAAGATTTGTGTATCGCAGCGACGTCGCCACGGGATCAGGAAAAGACGGCCGCGGCGCTTCGCCAGTAAGCGGAATCGCGATATCTGGCCCTGCAGTCGGCAGCTTCGTGCCGCCTTCCTCGAGGAAAGAGAGAATCAGCGGCGCGCCCTGGACTTGATTGTCGATGCCGATGATCGCCGTCAGATTTCCGACTTTCGAGTACTGCAGGATTTTGATGCGATTCAGAATGAACCTTTTGCGGATCTGCAGATCGGCGGCGATTTCCTTCTGGCCAGCGTCGACCGCTTCCTTCGCCGTGCGAGTGATCGCGTTGTTTGCGGCGTATGGGAGCTGCCGGAGCACTGCTGCGGTGAGTTTTACGACTTGTTCTGAATCCACATCGACGCTGATTTTCATGCCGCCCCTTCCAGATTTCGGTATTCGCGAATTTGCCACGCGCCGGACAAACCGAGTCTGAGACATTCATGCCGCGCATCTTCCGCGCAGGTGAATCGCTGCGCGAGAACGAGCCGAAACGTCACATCGAACGCCGCGCCAGGTGTTGTCTGAGTGATCCAGCAGATCCCAGTCGTGCCTTCGAATTGAATGACCCAATGCGATGATTCATTCGCCGTTGTCAGCACTTCGGGAATTCCTTCCACTCGACGCCGTCGAGATTCGACCCCGCTTTGTGCTTTCCGACGCAGAGCATTATTTGGTGGTCATCGCGTCCAGCGCGACCCGGATGCGCCGGCATCAAGAGCGGCCTGCTGCGGTCGATTTCCGGCCACTGGGTGAAACCATTTGCCGCACCAGGCATCCATGCGCCCCACTGTTTGAAGAAAAACGGAACGCCGGCAGCTGTGCATTGATCGCGAACAGTCCGCGCCCAGTTGGGATGCATCGGACGCGCGTGCGGACCCGATTCACCGCCGCAAATAATCCAGTCGAACGCGGAAACCAAAAGCGGCATGCCGCCCATCGCTGCCACAAAATCGACCGGCCCGATGGCAGGCTCGTAGCTGACGATCCGAACTGCAGCCGGACACTGCGCGAGGATCGGGAGCCGACGCTTCGCGGTCTCTTGGTCTTCGATGCTGACGCCAAACCACCAATTCGGAGGCGGCCAGGACTGCCGAAAATTCTCGTGAGCATCGCGCGCTGCGAGGAGAGCCTGCAGCATTCGCTCCGGTCGCTTCGTGAGGATCTGATACGTATGCTGCGGAGCCTTCAGCATGGTCCAGAAAATCCGCGCGAGCCATTCGTCTTTAACGCCCGGATGGAAGAGATCGCTCATCGAGTTGACGAAGATTTTCGCCGGCTCTTTCCAGCGGATCGGGTCCTCGAGATGTTTTTCGATGAACCCCACCTCGCCCGTCCAGTGCGGCTCGACGCGTTCGTTCGGCGTGTTTTCCCCGATGACGCGGAACTCGGCGAGGCCTTCATAGGCTTGACCGGGACCGCTGAAGCGCGCGGCGACGGATTCGGCATAGCAGTTTCGACAGCCCTCGCTGACGCGAGAGCAGCCGCGGATTGGATTCCAAGTCGAGTCGGTCCACTCGATGCCGGTTGTTTTTCCCATTCTCTCCTCCAGACCTCAATGCTAGTTTTGTGATTCCAGCGCCGCCGCTCGCCGCACTCGAGCTGAAAGCGGATCGCATCCTCCGGGGTCGCGATTGCTTTCAGTCTTTCCTTTCGTGCGAAGTCGATCCAACGCCTCTCCTGATCCCGATTGGCAGTCCAATCCACGGTTCGGCCTTTGCCTTTCCTTAACCAGAGGTTTTGTATTTCTTCTGCAGCATCTCGAGCTGATCGCGGAGCACGCGCCGCCGTTCCGCGAGTTGCTCTTCGGTTTTTTCCACACTCGGCACAGCGTGAGCGCGCGAAGCGCCGGAGATTTTCTCTTCTGGTTTACTTCTTACTTCTTTGCGGGGACACTTCTGTCCCCACGAAAGGGACACATCTGTCCCCACGGCGACTGCTGTTTTCCGCTTCTTATCCACAGCCTTTCCACGCGATATCGACAGCGGCTGTGGAGAATAAAGTGGGAGCTGCGTCGCCGGAGCGGGGACTTCACCCGCCCATTTCGCGGAGCCGAGAAGCGTCACGATCATGCCGTCGGACATCCCGGCCTTGCGGATCCGCACGAGACCCGCGCGCTTGAGCTTCGCCATGTGGCGCTTCAGCGTGCGGATCACCGGCCGCTCGTCTGGGTTCCCGGGCCATCGAGAGAGAATCCACGCGTAGGAGATCGCGTGGCCGTAGAACACGCGCCCTGATGCATCGGTTTGATTGTGGGTGAGCAGATCGTGAAGAGCGGTTGCAGAGCCGAGCTTCCACTGAGCTGGTCGGTCGGGATGGATAGCCACGAATCGGAACTTGGAACTCACCGGAGCGCCCTCCGATTCAGAGCGAGCCGTTCCCCGAGATATTCCTCGACGTCCTTCGAACTCCACGCCACGAGCACGACGGCGCCGCGGCGGTGCTTCTCGAACAGGAAGTCGAGCTGCTCCTGCGATGGTTGACCGGCGCGACGGATTACTTTCGCGTTAGCGTCGAGCCACGCGGGAGCTTTCACCTCGACGTAGAGAGAGCGACCGTCTGGAGCGAGCGTGGCCTCAAGGTCCGAGAATCCAGACGGGATCGCGGCGCCTGTTTTCGCGTTCTGGATGCCGGCGAGATTGATGCCGGCGGATTTCGCCGCGGCCATCATCCGACCGCGCTGCCTGCGTCCGCCGGCGTCGATGGCAACCAGGTCGACGTTGTATACGGACATCAGCGCGAGAATGTCCGATTGCACTTCCGCCTCGGTGACTTGGCGCATGAGATACAGACTTGAATAACGAGCGCCTTCGAACCTCCAGGGGAATGGGTAGTGTCCGCTCAAGCGATGCGCGCCTCCCTCTGAATGTCGAGTAGATCTGCGAGCGGCGTCACCGCGATGCAGTGAAGTGCGGAGCAGAGATTCCGCTCGGCATTAACCCAAGCGCACGTCTCAAGCGGATTTCCGTCGCCGCCATCTGAGAGACAGGGATTGAGATCCGTGCATCCGCACACGCGGCATTTCCCCGAGCTAGTTATGTTCATGGTTTGCCGCCGAGGAGTCCCTTCAGGTAAGCCGCGCGATGCAGGTACCTCACGCCGAAGTGAAGAAAGATCCAAGTTATCCCCGGCATCGTCACCCACCAGGGAACCCAACGGACTATCACTTGGGTGAGCATGGGGATGTCTTTCGCGCCCATCTTCTCCACGCCGGCATAGGTCTCCCACACGCCGAACGCGATAGCCCAAAACAGCCAATAGAGACACGGCCCGAGTTTCCAGTTCACGCTCGCACCTCCGCGAGAGCCGCCGCAAGAGCGCCATTTAGTTCCACCATCCGCTCGTGATCGCCGCCCTGTTTGTCGGGGTGAAGTTCAGTTGCCAGCGCGCGGAAGGTTCTCTCCACGAGATCCGTCCCTGGAGTCATGTGCGCGGGGAAACCTAAGACTTCGCGCCATGACCGTCCTGCGTGCGTCGGCAGTTGCGCGAATCCAATGAAGGCGCGATCGAGGATCGAACCGCCGCCGTGCCGCTCAATCGCGCGAAGCGCTTCCATCGTTGCGGCGACAGCGGCTAGGTTGTCGGCGACGCGGTCGTAGCGGTCGATGGCCATGCACTGGCTTTTACTTTTGAGCATCCAGTAGACAGCGACGCCGGGATCTGACGGCTCGCCGCGGTCGCCGCGCGGGATACCAGAGAGGTTCAATGGAACGTTTGTGGAAATGATCACGTTCTCCTCTGGAACTCCGAACCGTTCGAGTTCATAGGCGATTCTCTGGACGGAATCCTGCATCGAAAGTCGGGACTTTCCGTTGTAGAGCTTGACGCCGTCGGCGTACCGCGCGTTCGCTTTTCCGAACTGCGCTCGAGTTCGATTCGTCGTGCGCTTCCAGTTCGCCGGCCAACATAGCGGGTAGCGTGTTTCGTTCATGGTTTTCCTCCCTTTCCAATTTCGTGATCCGCCGCGCGCCGGACGTGTCCGGGCTCGAGAATGAAAACTTCCTTACGCTGCAGCGGGTTCGTGCTTTCGAGCTCGAGGACATGAAACCTGCCCGATGAACAGCGCCGGAATTCGACGTATGAGCCGACCCATCCTGCCCACGGGTGATTCCCGCGGATCATGAAGCGCGTGCCTGCGAAGTGTTTGTAGTCCTGCATTCAGTCGCTCGCTTCAGAGCATTGCGGCTCGTCACCGCTCGAAACCCGTCCAGAAACTCCACCAGGCACGAGTTCATCGAACCCCGCACCAGGACTCTGCAGATCGTCCCCTTCCGACCAGGCAGGCCAGGACGATTCCATCGGTAGACATAGAGCTGCGTCACCAGTCACCTCGCGCACCACGAGCGTTTCGCCACCGAGCCAACGATTCACCACCACGCGCGCTCTCACTTTTTCGGCCCCACCGTGAACTCGCGGAGATCGTCGAGCGCTTCCTGCATGCCTTCGTACGAATTCGTCGCGATGCTGACGCTTGCGTAATGCAGAGTCCGCTGCACCTTTTCGAGCCGCTGCGCGTCAAGCCTTGGAAGCAGTTCGCGGACCCGCCGCATTTCCCTCGTCAGTTCCACGATGATGTTCGCCATCAGCGGCTCCTATGCTTCGGACAAAAATCTTTGTCGCCGACGCGCGTCGCGCATTTAGCGCAGACCGGCGCGTCGCAAGTGATCGGATCGCCGCCGAGCGTTTTCCCGACTTCAAAATCACAGAGAAGCGTCGCCTTCTCAATGAGAGAGCCGTCGTGGAGTCCGCGCCCCATGCGTTCGAGCCGCCCCTGACAGAACTTGCAACGGGGATATCGCGCCGCCGCGTGCTTCACGATGGCGACTCCGCCTCCGGGCATGTTTATCCGCGAGCAAGGCATCAGAGACCTCGCCTCTTCGAAGTGTCGAACGTCTTGTAAATGCGACCGCCGCAACGCTTGCACTTCTTCCATCGGCCGCGCGTGGGATCGGGAACGATGCAAAAGCAGCGTTTGATCTGCGGCTTCTTTTTCATCATTCCCCCGCCGCCGCGCGATTGATCTCCATGGCGAGCTGCAGCGCCTTGAAGTCGTCGTACGCGCAACCGGGCCACGACCTGACATGGACGCCGAACACGTAAAGATGCGGACCGCCGTGGGTGAGGTTAACGGAGGCAATCGCTCTGGATTCCTGACCCCGCGCCGGCGACGCGTCGAGTTCCTTGAAGCAACCGGTGCAGAGATCAATGCGATGAGTGGGGTGATTGGTGGCGCAGTTGAAACAGACCTCGTTGGGATCCGCCTCCTCGCAGGGGAGTTCCCGCACCGGTGCGGCTTTCCGCGCCGCTGATATCTCCGCGCGTTTCTCCGGCGTGAGGCACCGGATCACTCGCTCCATCGCGGAACAGGGAATGGAGACGTGCGGGTCGTTGACGGACCGCGCGTGCGCGAGCCATCCGCGGAGGTCCGCCAGAAACTCCTCCGACGGCGATGGCGGATCGCCAACCGCATCCCGCGGAGGCGGCGTTTCCCATGGGCGCAAGAGATTCGTGCGAGGACCGTTGGCGAGGTCAAAGCGGCATCGGACGCCGAGAGCGTCGGCGTTGTGCTGGCAGTCAAGAGCGCCGATCCGTTCATGCCGCGAACAATCACAGAGCGGCTTTAAGTCCCCATCCTTCGCCACAGGAGCCGCTGTAAGGAACGCGGAGTGAGCGAGCGCGACCGGGGAGGTCCCCGGAGTTACGCTGCCGATTTGCCCTGTTTCTGCCTTCTCTTTTCGAGCCATCTCGCCCCTCTTTCCACAGGACAACTAGTCCTGCGCTTTGAACTTCGCGGCTGTAACCCGCTCGAACTGCGCGAGATGCAGACGCGAAAAAACCCTCTCTCACTGAGTGCCACTGCCGGTGCCAAGGTTTTTCGACGATTTCCGGCGGATCGGCGGCGCCTCTTTGCACGCCGTGCAGAGCCTGTGATTGCAGCGGGGACAGATGAACTTCCGCGTGACCTTCCGGCAGTTACAGCACACGAGCCGACTCATGTCAGGAGCCTCCGAGTAAGTACCGCGAACGCGACGCCAGCCTGCAGCGCCACAACGCCATTTCCGACCGCGCGAAGCTGATCGGTCCGGTGCTCGTCCACCACCACGGCATCCCCATCAGCCAAGCCGCAAACGCCGGGTTCAATCGCCGGCGCGAGCCACGGATCGGCGGCGAGGATGTCTCCCCATCGGGGATCTCCGGGACCTGGAGCGAAAATATCTGCTCCGCCGCTTCGTCGAGTTGACCCCGCCGCTGTCCCTCCACCGCGCTCCCCTTCCAATCGTTCGCTCCCGCGCTCGGCCAGCGCGACACCGCCACCGTCAAATCCGCGAAGCCTCCCTCCCTCGATCGAGATGGACCCCCGCAGTTGTTCGCGTTGTCTTCCGTCGGCGTCGGCCAGAACATCCGCGCTTGTCCCTCGAGCAGGAGCTCGTCCTTCCGATCCCCGCTCCTCGACGAGTTCCCCCCGCCGACGCCCCTTGGTGTTTGCCAAAGCATCGTTTCGATTTGCATGCTCGGAGTTCGGCGCGCCATCTCGGACGGACAAATTCCCCGATCCATTTCGCTCGCCTTCGGCGTTTGCCAGAGATCGCGATTCAGGTGAGCGCCCTCGCCCGAGATCGCCGTCGGCGTGTTCCAATTCCGCGTCACGCCAGTGAGCGAGTCGCTCGCACCGTTCGGATGATTCCCGCAGGATTCGCCGTCCTCCGCGCGCGTCGACGGCCAGGATGAAGACTCTCTTACGGAGATGGGCGGCGCCCACGTCGGCTGCGGAAAGAGAACACCACTCCGCATCGAACCCGAGTCCGGCAAGGTCTCCGAATACGCGATTGATTCCTCGTCCAGCAACGAGGCCTGGGACATTCTCAAGAAAAACGACGGGCGGCTCGACGGCTCGGATGATCCCGGCGATTGCTGGCCAGAGCCATCGGTCGTCGGCTTCGCCTTGCTGCTTTCCTGCAGCGCTCCACGGCTGGCACGGGAAGCCAGCAGTGATGCAGTCCACTGCTCCACGCCACTCCCGGCTCGGGAAATCTTCAAGAGGTCCGCACCAAATAGGTGCTGGCTCCAACGCCGCGTCTCCCATCCGCGCCAAGAGAATTCCCTGAGCAAAGGCTTCCCGCTCGACGTAACCCACAGTCCGCGCCTCGGGCAGAGCGATGCGAACTCCTTCATCGAGCATCGCTGTGCCGGAGCAAAGCGAGAGGACATGGAAGGCGGAATCAGCCACAAGTCGGCCTCCGCCCCTCGAGCCTGTACTCCCACGTCCCGGAGCCGCCCCGCCGGCGCTTTGAGATCACGTAGCCGTCGACGCGAGCATTCCGGATCTGCGAGCCGATGCTTCCCTGCGGGATTGCAAGCCGCTCGGCCAGTTCGTATTGCGTGTGCCAGAGCCTGTCCTCGAACGCCGCAATGATTCGCCCGAACTGAGTCTCGAGCCGCGGTCGGTCCTTGACCGCGTCCATGCCCTCGTGGTGCTGGTGGCCGAGAGACGGTCGGCGTGAGCGCGGCTTGCGGGGCTGTTCGAACAGATTTGTCTGCAGAGCGTTCATTCCTCGCCTTCCTTCTTTTTGGCGACCATCTTCTCCGCTGCGGCTAGGCGATGATCTGGCGCGAGATGCGCGTATTTCATCGTCATCGTGATGTTCTTGTGACCGAGGAGTTCCTGCACCGTGCGGATGTCGGCGCCGCCCATGACCAGGCGCGACGCGAATGTGTGGCGGAGATCGTGCCAGCGGAAGTCCTTCACTCCGGCCTTCTTCGCGGCTTCATAGAGCCAACGTCGCCAATCGCGCTTCACGCCGCCGCCGGCGTCGGGAGAGACGTGTGTTGCATTGCCGGTGAGTTTGTGGAGGTTGCGGAGCGCGGCCTTCGCCTCAGAATTCGCGACAACGTGACGCCTTCCGGTTTTTCCCCGGACCGTGAGGATCCCGCGCTCGAGGTCGACGTCCTTCCACTGAAGATCGAACTGCTCTCCGCGGCGCATCCCGGTATGGAGCGCCAGATCGAACTCGTACTCGTGGGCGTCGGCCACGAGCGCCTCGCGGATCGCCTTCTCTTCCTCCGGCCGGAGCCATCGGATGCGCGATTCGTTTTCCTTGTAGCGTTTGACTTTCGTGAAGGGATTGATGGCGATGCGGCCGGCCTTGACTGCGAACTTGTAGATTGAAGAGCCGAGAGCGTGGAAGCGATTCACCGTTGAGCTGCTCTTTCCCTCGCGCCGGAAGTGCGCGAGCGTTTCCTCGATGCGAGATGGTGTGAGCCGATCCGCGGGGAGATTGCCGATGAGCGGGAGGAGTTGCTGCAGACGGAGCATGTCGGTCTCGTAAGAGGCTGGAGCAAGCCGGAGTTTCTTCTGCGTCATCGCTGCATTTGCGAGATCGCGGAATGTGAGCCGAGCGCCGGCGCGAGGCGGGATATACCGTCCCTCCCTGACCTCGAGCCGACGTCGGCCCAAAGCGTCCAGCGCAGCGGAGCGGCGGCCGACTTTCTCGCGGTGACGTTTGCCTTCGCCGTCACAGTAAGAAATCCACCACACTCCGCTCCGCGGCGGACGCTCGAAGATGCCCCGGATCGCCATTAGCTGATGATCGGGATGCCCGTGATTTGAGCCGAGAGCCACGTCTTGATCGCGGCAACGGCTCCGAGACGCCAGCGACCGCCGTCGCCCTCGAAGAGAGCGAGATGAACCTGCTCGCCCTGAATGCGCGCGCGGAAAACGAACTGCGAGAGCACCTGGTCGATTTCCGCGAACGTGCGGTAAGGCGCGAGGTTCACGAGCGGACGGAGCGCAGTCTCGGTCTTCAGCACCACGCCCTGCTTCACCGCCACGCGCTGCGCGAGTCCGTCGTCGTCATTCGAGGCGACAGATTCCGCACTGATCCCGGAGGCGATTTTCAGAACGTAGTCGAGGTCCTGTGCGAAAGAGCCGTCGTCATTTTGGATCTTCACGCGCTGGAAGGACTGTTGCGCCATGATGATGAAGTTCTCTGGGTTGAGCCACGCGCCAAACGTGAACGTCGTGCAGCCCTTCGGATATTCCGCTTCGGCATAGACCTGCCGGCGGCCGTAGTTGTCGGATTTGCGGGAGATGAGAGAGACCTTCGTCGGGGACTCAATGTGAATGAGGAGATCGCCGCCTGTGGCCTTGTCGACGTCCTCGAGGTTTCCCTTCAAGAGGTCGACCAGGCCCTGCAACGTTGAGCACGGGACGTGGGACGGCCGCGGCGGAGTCACGAGAAGCAGAGTCTTGTCGACGTAGAGCTTGTCGCCCACGGTCACCTGGTTGGGGACCGAGAGCGACAGAATTTTCTCGATAGCTTCTTTGATCATTCGAACCCTTTCCGTTTCTGAGATTTGAACTGCGTGGCCCTAATTCGTTTTGTCGTTCGCCGCCGCGGCCTTCGGATCGAACATCCGAATCTGCTTCGGGTCGTGAGGGACAGCGATCATCACGAGACCTTTTCGCTGCAGGAACACCGTGCCCTTCACCGCCTCGACCGGGATCGTCTTCGACTTGCAGGCGAACGTAACCTGCGCGCCGGAGCGGTCCTCGAACGGTGCGATGGTGAACTCGAGGGTGATCTTCCGTTTCGCCTCGGGGTTTGTGTTGACGTCGGCGATGTTGGCGAGAACCGCTGCGAACTCCCGCTGGAACACTTCGTCGACCGCGCCGCCGCAAAGGTTCGTGAGACTGACTTGTTCTTTCTCTTCCATCGTTTCCTCCTTCGGAGAGTTGGCCGTTGTGGGATCGCGCCTTAGAGCAAGCGCGCGTGTTGGGATGACCGTTGGAACACCTTGTGCCGTGCGGATTGGAGATCACGGTAGTGCTGGTAGATCTCGTCTTGGGAGAGGGAGACGCCGCGGCGTTTGGCAATCTTCTGGATGGAGAACGCGATCGATCGGCGAGGCGAGTTCTTGCCGGACAGCCAGTGGTAGACCGAGGCCTTCTTGACGTCGACGAGCTTCGCCAGATTGCCTGGGCCGATATTGTCGATGAACTGAGCGAACTTGGAATCCCACCGCTTATCTTTAGAGCGAGGACGCGCCAC